TATGAAAACAACTATGTTAATCTTAAACTAGGCAAGATCGAGGGTGACACGACGGTTATTCTTAGCGGAGCGGGATGTACTTCTGGAGTTGTTTTGCGGTTATTGAAGCAAATCAGCAACAAGGCTGAAATTAGTGTCTTGTATATCAAGCCCCGTACCGGCGACATGTCGACACTGCAAAGCACACATCATAAGATATGTAATCAGGTTTTGCAACAGTATGCAAGATCAAAGATGATTAGTTCTATAATCTTGATTGACAATGAGATGGTGGAGACTATCGTAGCTGGCGTTGAAATTGATAACTATTGGGATCCAATTAATCAACTGATTGGAGATACATTTCATATGATTAACGTACTTCGTAACACAGAGCCTTTGTTAAAAAGCAGCAATCAAGTGCCGGCACCGGCAAGAATTAAAACACTATCTGTTATTAATCTTGAAGACAAGAAAGAAGAGATGTTTTATAACTTAGAATACCCTCGTGCAAAGAATTTTTATCTTGCACTAAGCGAGTCGTTTGTAAAAGACAATAAGAGTCTTTTGAGCGAAGTTCGCGCGTTTGTCGAAGAACAAGAAGAGGAACAGTGCGACTGTGCCTATGCTATCTACAAAACAGACTATGATCAGAACTATGTGTATGGAATACACCACGCATCTTTGGTTCAGGAACAAAATTTAGATTTATAGTTTACTTTGTATAAAATGTGCTTATTCTTAAAACAGATGTTCGAGACATTGGTCGACATACTCTAAAACAAGGAGAAAAAATGAGTATTAATTTTGATAAAATGAAGGAAAAACGCGATTCCTTAGAAAATCGCGACAATTACAAAAGTGTCTTTTGGCGCCCAAACGATGGAGAACAAGTTATTCGAATTCTCCCGTCGCCAGACGGAGACCCTTTTAAGGAATTTTGGTTCCACTACAACCTGGGCAAGAACCCGGGTTTCTTGAGCCCCAAAAAGAACTTTGGCGAGGACGATCCGCTTAACGATTTCGTACGCCAGTTGTTCAAAGATGGGTCGGATGAGAGTGTTCGCATGGCGAAGAATCTCTCTGCTCGCCAACGCTTCTTTAGTCCGGTACTGGTCCGCGGCGAAGAAGCTCAGGGCGTACGCCTGTGGGGGTTCGGGAAAACAGCTTATAAGGAGTTGTTGAATCTCGTACTCAACCCTGAATACGGTGATATTACTGATCCAGCCGAAGGCACAGACCTTGTTATTCACTATGGCAAGCCTGCCGGGGCACAGTTCCCTCAAACTAATATCACCCCGCGCCGTCGTCCCTCCGCGCTAGCAGGGTCTGAAGAGGAGATTCACAAACTGCTTGATTCCGTACCTGACACTTCCCAGGTCTTTGAGCGAAAAACATCCGAGGACGTCCAAGCGATGCTCGACGAGTTTTTGCTCACCGAGAGCGATGCAGAGGAGATGTCTAGCGAATCAACGCGTGGCAAATCCGCTACTAACTCAGTGGATCAAGCTTTCGAAGAGCTTTTGGGCTCTTAGTGGTGAACCGCAGGGAGGCCCGGGTTTATAGGGGCCTCATTTTTATTCACACACACAGGAGAAAATAAAATGAGTGATTCAAAAAAAAGCGGATATGAACTCCGCACCGATTTGCTAGGAATGGCAATCGGAATCGTTTCTGACAAAATCAATCGTCAATTCGACAATGAGCATCTGAAGCCAGAAGGCCAGCGCTCATCCGTTGATCCCTACACGACTGAAGACATCATTGCCGAGGCTGAAAAGCTGTACGCATTTGTTCAGAAGAAATAAGTGAAATATCCGCAGGGAGGCACGGGGTTACAGGTGTCTCATATCATATGGAGGAACAAATGACTAAAGCAAAAAAGCTTGGTAAGCTTAATTTGTCAGAGATGCAGAATCTCATTAACAAAAAAGCTGGACAAAACGTAGCCCACGACCTGACTAAAAGCAACCCAACAGAGGTGGAAGGCTGGATCCCGACAGGGTCGCGCTGGCTTGACAGCATTGTTTGTCGAGGCCAATTAGGCGGAATTCCTCTAGGAAAAATTTCAGAAATTGCAGGCTTGGAATCGACAGGAAAATCGTATATGGCCGCACAAGTTGCGGCAAACGCCCTAAAGATGGGCATTGATGTTATTTATTTCGATTCGGAGTCAGCTATCGATCCCTCGTTTTTGGAACGAGCAGGATGTGACTTAAGCAAGCTTCTGTACGTACAGGCACAGAGTGTTGAATTTGTGCTTGAAACAGTTGAAGAGCTTATTGGGAGCAACGACAACCGTATGCTTTTTATATGGGATAGCCTGGCGCTCACCCCTGCGATTAGCGATATTGATGGTGATTTTAACCCACAATCTTCAATGGCGGTAAAAGCAAGAATTTTAGCTAAGGGAATGTCTAAATTGACAGTGCCCATTGCCAACTCTAAGTGCGCGTTCCTGGTGTTAAACCAGCTTAAAACTAATATTACCAGCAACATTGCCGAAGCTATGACGACACCGTATGTCACTCCTGGCGGCAAGGCGATGCACTATGCGTATTCGCTACGTATTTGGCTGACCAAGCGGAAGGCAAAAGCGTCATTTCTTTTAGATGATAGTGGTTTCCGCATCGGTAACGAGGTTAAGGCGACTCTTAAAAAGAGTCGTTTTGGCACAGAAGGCCGACAATGTACATTTAAAATTTTGTGGGGCGGTGATATTGGAATACAAGATGAAGAAAGTTGGCTTGAAGCGATCAAGGGCTCAGAGAACTTAAAACAGGGTGGCGCTTGGTATAATTTGGTATACGAAGATGGAACTTCGGAGAAATTTCAGGGCGCAAAATGGAAAGAAAAATTGCAAAATGAAAAATTTCGAAAGCGCGTCCTCCAGATAATGGATGAAGAAGTTATTTTGAGATTTGAAAAGAAATGTGGAGTCGCAACAGACTTTTATGATATTGATTCGGATAGTGAATGATTTGTTCGGAACTTAACACTAATTATGTATATCCGGAGATATCACATATGAAAGAATTCAAATCGCTTGTTAAAGAATATCTGCGAGAAACTCTGTATGAAGCAGATATTATCATGCGCTCAGATCGATCCAAGAGGTTGACGATTATTACTGATAACCTGCGTGGAGTTTGTGGGATTACTGTTGTAACGATCAAGGAGGCTTCAAAGCCAGTGTCATCAACAGTTGAGCGTACGCCTCTAAGGGTAAAATTCTTTCTGTTTGGTGCGTCCTTACAAGAACATGTATCCAAGATGCAGACAGAAGCTAGAAAAATAGATGGAATATATTCTTTTATCGCTACTAGAGTTGACAGAGTAGAAGATAGAATTTATCACAGGTCGAGGACAGAGTGAAACAGCCAGGACGTATACTGATTATAGATCAGTTAAATTTATTTTTTAGAAACTATATTGTAAACCCTAGCTTGTCTTTGCATGGATTTCCGATTGGGGCCCTTCGAGGGTGTATACAGAGCTTACAAAAAATTGTGAGAGAAACTAAGCCAGACTTAATTGTTATTTGTTGGGACGGAGAGGGGGGTTCAAAGAAGCGAAAACTTCTTAAGAAGGATTATAAGGACGGAAGAAAACCAATTCGGCTCAACCGCAGTATTCGAAACTTAACAGAACAAGAAGAAATAGAAAATAAAGTTTGGCAGCAAATGCGGCTTGTTAAATATTATAATGAAATGCCTCTCCTTCAATTTATGTTTAAAAATACAGAGGCCGACGATATCATTGCGTATGTTTCGCAAATGCCGCAGTTTAAAAATTGGCAAAAAGTAATTGTCTCCAGCGACAAAGACTTCTTTCAGTTGTTAGATGACAAGACTGTTTTGATGCGCCCTGTACAAAAAGAGGTTTTAAGTAAGACAAGTATTTTAGAACGGTTTGACATCCACCCAGCTAACTTTGCTATGGCTCGAGCCATGGTGGGTGATAAATCTGATAATATTGAAGGATTGGGCGGCATTGGGCTTAAAACAGCAGCCAAGCGATTTCCGATGCTAGCAGACTCGAAATTTGTTACTTTCGATATCATCAAGGATCACTGTCGAAGCCAGTTGCAGGAAAAACCTGTGCGCGCATATCAGAATGTATTGCAAAATGAAGATGTATTGAGAAGAAATTATCACATGATGCAGCTTTATACGCCGATACTGTCTATTGGCGCAAAAAATTTAATCCAAGAAACTTTTAAAAATCCAGACCTTGCGTTTAGCAAAACAAGCATGTTGGCCATGATGATGCAAGACGGATTTGGCGAAGTAAATTTTTCTGAATTATGTTCACATTATAACAAAATTTGCCTAGACAATAAGTAAATTGTGTTTAAAATTAATGTAGGGGAAAAAACATGTCAGAAAGTATTAGTTTTTCAAAATATGGAAAGCAGTTTCAAGAATCGCTAGCCCAATTAATTTTACAGGATCGGCCTTTTTCTGATCAGATAGAAGAAGTGTTGGACGTTAATTTTTTTGAACTAAGATATTTAAGGGTGTTTGCGTCGATGATATATGATTATCGTCATAAGTATGGCGTGCACCCTACTGAAAAAATCATCGCTTCGATGCTTAGAACAGAACTAGACAAAGTTCCGGAATCAGTACAAAAGCAAACCAGAGATTATTTTGCGAGAGTTTTGATTAAGACTCTCCAAGATGTGCAATATATTAAAGATACTAGTTTAGATTTCTGTAAAAAGCAAAAACTTAAAGAAGCTTTGATGAAGTCGGTCGACTTAATTCAAAATTCGTCTTATGATGAAGTAAGAGATGTGATAGACGACGCGCTTAAGCTTGGCACAGATAACAATTTTGGCCACGATTTTAAAAAAGACTTTGAGTTGCGTTATGAAATCAAGGCTCGAAGTCCAATTTCTACGGGATGGGAGAGAATTGATAAGCTAACAAAAGGTGGTATGGGTATGGGTGAGCTTGGTGTGGTCATCGCCCCCACCGGCGCCGGAAAATCCATGGCGCTTGCGCACCTGGGTGCCCATGCAGTTAAGTCTGGAAAAAATGTAGTACATTATACATTAGAATTGAGCGAATCAGCTACCGGGCAGCGATATGATAGCTGCCTCTCCGCCGTGCCACTGTCTGGCTTATTTCACCAGAAAGATGAGGTTCTAGAGGTTATTGCGGGCCTTGAGGGGTCACTAATCATCAAAGAATATCCTACAAAAACTGCGTCGACGAACACATTAAGATCCCATATAGAAAAATTAAAAAAACGAAATCATAAAATCGATATGATTATAGTGGATTACGCAGATCTGCTTCGATCTACAACTCACTTCAAAGAGAAAAGGAACGAACTGGAGTCTATATACGAGAGTCTAAGGGCGATTGCACAAGAATATAAGTGCCCGGTATGGACGGCTTCACAAACCAATAGATCGGGTTTAAACGCGGAGGTTGTAACAATGGAGTCAATTTCAGAAGCGTTCAATAAGTGTTTTGTCGCAGATTTCATATTCTCAATTTCCAGAACTATTAAGGATAAAAACTCTAATACAGCTAGAATGTTTATTGCTAAAAACAGGAACGGTCCCGATGGGTTGGTGTTTCCGATGTTCATAGACACCAGTTGTGTACAGCTTAATGTTCTGACACCCACAGATAGTCCTTATGCTGAAGCCGCGACCTCCCCGTCGGAACTAGCAAAAAATTTAAAAGAAAAATATAAACTATTTCGAAAATCAAGAAAGGAAAACATGAATGGACCTACCTAATAGAATTTTATCAGATATTACGGTGCACATGAAGTATGCCAGGTATTTACCTAAAAAGAATAGGCGTGAAACTTGGGAAGAGCTTGTCGTGAGAAACAAAAACATGCACGTTAAAAAATACCCTCAACTGAGGGAAGAAATAGAGGAGGCGTATAAGTATGTTTATGACAAAAAAATATTACCATCAATGCGATCCATGCAATTCGGGGGCAAACCCATTGAGGTTGCTCCTAACAGGATTTATAATTGTGCCTATATTCCTATTGATCATCCTTTGGCTTTTAGTGAGTGCATGTTTCTCTTGCTTGGAGGAACAGGCGTCGGATTTTCTGTGCAAAGTCACCACGTGGAAAAACTCCCGGAAGTCCAAACCCCAAGTACAAAAAGAACCCGACGCTTCCTGATCGCAGATTCTATTGAAGGTTGGGCAGATGCTGTTAAAGTGTTGATGAATTCATACTTTAGAGGAGGGTCTAAAATACGTTTTGATTTTAGTGACATCCGTCCGAAGGGCGCCCGACTACTTACTACTGGAGGGAAAGCGCCAGGACCGCAACCCCTTAAAGAATGTTTGTTGAAAATTAGGGGAGTGTTGGATGAAAAAGAGCCTGGAGATCAGCTGGAGACAATTGAAGTTCACGACATTATTTGTCACGTTGCTGATGCTGTTCTTGCCGGGGGCATTCGCCGGGCTGCTCTTATTTCACTTTTTTCAGCTGACGACGAAGAGATGCTCGCCTCAAAGTCTGGAAACTGGTGGGAAAAGAACCCACAACGAGGTCGCGCAAATAATTCAGTAGTGTTGTTGCGTCATCGAATCACAAAGGAATATTTTCTTAATATTTGGCATCGCGTCCGAGCCAGTGGCAGCGGAGAGCCTGGATTTTATTTTTCCAATGATAAGGATTGGGGTACAAACCCTTGTTGTGAGATCGCGTTGCGACCATATCAATTTTGTAACCTGGTAGAGATCGACGCGTCGGATTTGTCAGATCAGGAAGAATACGAAGATCGTTGCCGAGCAGCGTCTTTTATTGCGACACTTCAGGCAGGATATACAGATTTTCATTACTTGCGAGATGCCTGGCAAAGGACCACGGAGAAAGACGCTCTCATTGGCGTGTCAATGACAGGCATTGCCTCTGGCCGCGTTACAAACCTAGATATGAAAGCCGGTGCGCAGACGATAAAAAAAGAAAATCGAAGAGTTGCAGAACAAATTGGCATTAATCCCTCTGCGAGATCAACATGCGTGAAGCCGGCTGGAACCACCTCTTTAACACTTGGAACCTCAAGCGGCATCCACGCGTGGCACAACAATTATTACATTAGAAGAATGCGCGTTGGTAAAAACGAGGCAATATATACCTATTTGTTAACCAATCACCCTGAGTTGATAGAGGACGAGTTTTTCAGGCCTCACGATACAGCTATTATTTCAGTACCACAAAAAGCACCCCGGGGCTCAATTACAAGAAAAGAGTCAGCTTTAGATTTATTAGAAAGAATTCAAAATATATTTTCTAACTGGGTCAAGCCTGGGCACCAAAGAGGACAAAACACGCACAATGTATCAGCTACAATCTCCATTAAAGAAAAAGAATGGGATACGGTATCAGAGTGGATGTGGGAACATAGAGATGTTTACAATGGTTTGTCTGTCCTGCCCCACTCGAACCACACCTACACTCAGGCGCCTTTTGAGGATTGTACAAAGGACGAATATGAGAGGCTAATGGAGGCGCTCACCGAGGTCGACGTTAGCGGCATCGTTGAATTTGATGATGATACTAATCTAACTGGAGAGTTGGCTTGCGCCGGTGGAGCGTGTGAAATTAAATAATAAGAATACAATTTAGGAGTTAAGGATGCTATATCCATTGAATCGTTACATAACAGTTAAACCTATCGAGGAAAACCAAGAGGAAGAACCCTCCGCGGTTTTGCTACCGCAGACGTACTATGAAGGGGCCCCTTCGCCATATATGATGGTGGAGGTTGTGGAACCTCATGAGGATTCAAAATTGCGCCCGGGCATGCGCTTGGTTGCGCCGCGATCATCGGTTGAAACTGTAGAATTTAATGATAATACATATCACCTATTGCTTGAAAATCATGCAATGGGCTTTTTTAGTGAAAATGAATAATATCAAAAAAGAAAGGGTTACAATTGGTGTCGGTCGCTGACTTTGTTTGGCCTGATGTAACAATTGGGAATACAATCGACGCAGTACAGTTTGCCATCAAGAACAAGACTTGCCTACTCCTTAATGGCTTTCCTGTTGTTGGCTCCTATGATCTACTTTCAGGCTTAAAAATCCCCATAGAAGAGGCATGGGCCGAAGCTGTTTACCGGGCTTATAATATGTCGTTGATACCTTTTTCTGACAAGATTAAGTCAATTCGTATATCTGATGACAACATCCAGGTCTTTACAAAAACGGAAAAGAAATATACAATATATTATGAAAATATTAATTTATTTTCTTTGAATAACGTTTCTGGGCTTGAGTCAGATTTCGATAAGGTGTTTTGTTATAATAAAGTTATTGACTGGTTTGATGTGCGCTCTGGAGGAGAAGAAAGTTTTGATTTTGACATTCCTTCAAACAGCGTCATACAAAATATTGAATGTTATCCAAGCAACCGATTGGATGGCCAGAGATATTATGACGTATACAGCGTGTCTCATCTTTCTGATGCTCAACTAGCAAGCTATGAGTATTCCGACGCTTACATAAGGTTTATGGTTCAAAAATATGCAAAACCAACTAACAAGGAGATAAAATTAGAATTGTGGAAAAGAGATATTGGCAGAGTATATGAGATTGTTTCGAAACAAACAAATGAAAACATTAAATGGCTTGGAGATGCTCGTGAGGCGCATTGAACACTATGAGGAATTTAGCAGGCATAGTACCAGTGGCTGGCTACGCCACAGATATTAATTTACCCTGGCATCACGTGATGATGCCGTTTGATAAAAATAAAGTTTTAATTGAAAACTCAGTTTATACGTGTGCTATGGCCGGGTGCAAATCAATATGGATTATATGCAATGACGACATCCAGCCCTTAATTAAAAGCATTGTTGGTGATCAGGTGCAGGATCCTGTTTACAGATTTAGATCATTTGCAAAGTTTGCGAGTGACCACAAGAAAACAATTCCTATTTTTTATGTACCCATGCCAATTAGAGACATACAGAGAAGAAATAACATTGCGTGGACGGCTATATATGGCTGTCTGTTGTCTAATAAGATTTTTGGTCAGCTGAGCACATACACGGCGCCAGACCAATTTTTTATATCATGGCCATATGCAGTATTAGATTCCACGCCGTTTCGTAAATGCCGGACAGACATACAGAAGAAGTCGATGTTGTTTGATTGTGGCGGTAAAAATATATTTACTGGTGATTTTTTGCCAGTTGTTTGTAACATTGAAGAAGTAAAAAAAATAAAAGAATATTGTTATGAGTTACAAAATCCATATGGCTCAAACCAAACGCTGAGCGAGCTTGATCCACATGAATTACTTGAGCCCATGAGAAAAACAGAAATAGTTGGGGTGGATTGTAATTATGTCAAAGTAGCTAGCTGGACAGATTATTGTTCTCTTTTAAAGATATAACTAAAAATTAACTACTAATTATATTGGAGATTTAATATGGCCTTCGCCTTTACGAACAAACAAATAGCCGCAATAAAGCAAGTTTCCGCAGCGACTGACGTACCAGAAGATGTTTTGGCCGGGATAATGGTGAGGGAATCAAGCCGCAACTCGCGGACCTATGCCGTTAATCCTAAGTGGATATATCGAGAGCATGATGGCGCCCCAGCTTCTGTGCGAAAAGCCCTCAAGGGAACGTTAACTGAAAAGCGCGGCCTCGCCCGCGCGCCCGGTCTAGGTGGAGGCGGCCCAGGTTCTGATGCATATAAAATTTTTCATGAAGTTTATGCCGTTTCACCTTACTGGGCTGTTAAGATTGGTTGCTGGGGTTGGTGGGCGGCGTGTGGAAAGTGGGCAATGAGGCCTCATGGTGGAAATAATCTTTCTGCAGCAGAGGCTTTTTATAGTGCATTCAAATCAGATCCTCAAACAACCAGCATAAAAGCGGCAATTGCTTATTGGAACTCTAAGGAGAATTCCTGGAAAAAGAAATATGCACAAAAAAGAGACTGGAGAAAGCTAACGATATATTATCTTGGTGGCCACAAAAAAGATTATGAAAGTACAATAAAGAAATATTCTGGGGCTTATCTCAAACAGGGAGGACACACAGCGCCACGTGGCGATAGCGCTGATGCGACCTTTAAAGATCCTAGAATTGTACTTATCGGAGATTCAAATGCTTTTCATCTTAATAGTGAGTATAAAAAGCACTACTCCACCCAAGACGTCCGTGTCTTGCCGCTCAGCTGGTCTGGCTCTGGATGCAGGCAGTGGTTGGAGATATTGACAAAGGTTGTAGAAGCTTCAGGTGGGAAGCCAATTACCGGTTCAAACAAGATTGCGGACATGGCTCGGAAGATTTATAAATTTAATCCTACCAGTATCGATGTTACGTCTTTGGGTGGCAATAATATAAATCAAAGTTATACAGAATCAAAAATACAATCGCACATTGGTGGTTGTGTCAAGCCCCTTATGAAATTGATTAAAAGGTTCGACGGTACCTTCGCCGGCCCCGTCCCGGTTGGAGAAGAACTGATAGGGAAAACTGGCGAACGTTCAAATTTGTTAAGAACCAGGATAAATGCTGCATATGAAAAGGCAGCAAGAGAAGTGGGTATACCATATTGGAACCCTACAGCAAATATCGCATATGACACCGCGGAGATGAGCAAAAGAAAAGCTACTGGAGCGGGGGATGGCAAACACCTTACTTCTAAAATGGCGCATCAAGAGTTCAAATCCAGAAAAGCTTTTCTTGCCGGCAATGCGGCGCAAGCCGGAGGTACATCCCCACGTGGTGATGCCGAAGCAAAAATACAGAAATCAGACAAAGAGCTTCTGGATTGGTTTTACAGGCGCATCAGTGATACCCAAGGAAAACGTTTTAAATCGGGATGGAAAATGAATGATATGTTAGCCATGGCACGCCGCGAGCTTGAAAAGATTCATGGCATGCCTTCGGGCGCCCTAGATAAGCCTGGTGGAATATCCACTGTTGATCTTCCGCCACCCCAGGTACAAGAGCCTTCACGCCCGAGCCCGGAAGAACCGCCAACTAGTGCCTGCCCGGGTGGCGAATATACAAGCAAATATAAAAACTTCAAAGCCCAGGTACCTGATTTCGATTTTAGTACATTTTACAGTGAGTTGGATAAATATTTTGGTTCTGCAGAAGAAGTGCTCAAGCCGCAAGGAAAAGATTGTGTTTTTGCTGATGAACACTACACTGCGTGGGTAAAACTGCAGAAGCGCAAACAGCAGGAAGCACCCTACGTAGCGGAGTCCTTTTCATTATTACACAGCTTGATAAGAGAAATGAAAAAGAGGTATTGATGTGAAAAACATCTTTACCGCGCATGCAACTAAAAATGGTAAAACATGGTTTGGGCATACAATGTTTGCACTGTCTATTTCTTTTCAGTTGCTTTTCTCCGCCGCGCACTTTTTAATACATGGTTTATTTCCTTTCATTCCTATTCCGAGTTCTTATAATTTTGAGCGCACGATAGAGTTTTTAAAAAACAAGAATGATAACGTTTCTAAATGAAAATATGATCCTATATTTGTTTTAAGGAGAATTATGAGGAAAGAATCTAGTCTACCATTCGTGGGCTTACATGCACATAGTGTTGCCGGGTCAGTATTTGATGGTTTTGGCTTCCCGCAAGAGCACATGGATTTTGCCTATCAAAATGGCATGAACGCCCTGGCACTAACAGACCATGGAAATATGAATGGCTTGCCATACCAGGTGATACATACTAAGAATATGAAAGAAAAGGGCAGGGACTTTAAGCCAATTTTTGGCGTTGAGGCTTATTTTATTCCATCTGTTGAGATCTGGAAGGAAGAATATGAAAAAATTAAAGCTGATAAAAAAGAGGCGAGAAAACTTTTATCCACTTCAGACAAAGTTTCTGTTGAAGATGAGGGTGAGTCAAAAAGAAAAGCAAAAAGCAAAGTTAATGCCCGGCGTCATATTGTGCTTTTAGCGCAAAATCAGACTGGCCTTAATAATATTTATAAAATGATTTCTTTATCACATCAGGGTGACAACTTCTACCGCTATCCTCGCATTGATTATGATATGCTTGAGGAATATGGCGAAGGGGTAATGGCATCTTCTGCGTGTCTTGGTGGTGTATATGCTGGAGATTATTGGGA